ATGTCTTAAGCCATTCAACATTACTTGCAACAACTGAATCTGCAATCGTGTACATGTTACCAGTAATAATGCCTTGAATTTCTTTGCCAAGTTGCTTGTTTGTTTCTTTCATCTGATTATATAATTCTTTATAATATTTTTCTGAAATAGCTGCACTTGCATTTGATTTCATTGCATAATAATATGCTTTATCGGCAATATCTTCTGCCCAGTCAAGATAAAGCATTTGAATTTCTTTTTGTTGAGATACCATAATGGCATCTTTTGCTTTTGCAGCATCTTCAAATAACAACGCCATTATGGCACCTCCTTTCATTTATTCGTATTCCACACCATAAAGGTCAAACAGCTTTTTCACAGCTTCGTCTTTTACAATTTTCTTCTGTTGGCCTGAATTAAGTGCATTATATACAATCTGCAATGCGGCTTTCGTTTCAGCCTTTGCGGATTCAACAGCGGTGTTCAATTCATTCTTTGTCATACCTCAACCCCCATTTCACGGAGTGCACCCTGATAGTCTGCTTCAGTTGCCTCATCACCCGCATCGGGAATTTCAGACCATATAGAAGGATTATTCGTATCAATGCAACAAACAAAATCATTGCCGTCAGTAAGTATCTTACCTTCATCCGCAATCAATCTATACAGTTCAGTATATTCTGTCTCGGGTTTTATAATTGACACCGTAACACCGCCATCAGGACGGATAAAACGATAAAGTTTAATTGTCTGCATATTTTAACCCCCTGTATAGTTATAGTTAATTGTTGCATTTGTAGCTCCCCAAGGTGCATTAGCAACTTCACCCTCTGCCCACGGAACGTTGATGGTTAAAATGCTTGTGCAACCATTAAAAGAATTATTATACATAGTTTTGGGTTTACTTTTGAACGTTAATTCCTTTAAATTAGTACAACCATTAAATGCATTAGTACCAACACTGGTCACACTAGCAGGTATGGATGTTAAGGCCAGTTTAGTACATTTACTAAATGCACTAAGGCCAATGCTTGTCACACCATCAGGTAGAGAGGTCAAAGCCAAATTAGTGCAACCACTGAATACACTTTGACTGAGATACGTTATACCATCAGGTAGAGACGTTAAGGCTAAATTAGTACAAAGATCAAATGCTTGTTGTCCAATACTGGTCACACCAGCAGGCAGGGAGGTTAAGGCCAGTTTAGTACAATTATAAAAAGCAGAATTTCCAATAGTGGTCAAACTGTTTGATAAAGAAGTTAGGCTTAAATTTTTACAACCACTAAACGCATTATTGCCGATAGCAGTTACACTGTTAGGTAAAGATGTTAAATTCAAATCCGAATATTGATTAAACGCACTATTCCGAATTTTCGTTAAATCGCTCGGAAAAGTAATAGGGTCTACCGTTCCCTCGATAAGTGCTTTAAAAGAGCCATCATCACCGCCCGAGCCACCCATTAATTTTTGCCAAGTTATAAATTTGGCTAAACTACTCATCTGTATTCACCTCTCTATCAAATCCATGTTTTATGCTCTTCGTCAAACATAAACACTTCTTTCGTATCAATTTCAATGAATACAGAACCATTTGCTATTTCAATGCCATTTATTTTATCAATAGGTTTTTCATCAGTTGATAAACCAAAAAATTCATGAGGGACTTTTCTGCAATCTGCATTATTTGCAATAGTAATCATTCAATAACCTCCTCTTCATTAATTTCATCTTCAATATTATCTTCAGCAACTTCGTTGGTAGTTGGATTACCATAAGGTAATTTATCTACACCACCAGCAAATGAACTATCTTCAATAATCTGACGTTCCAATGCAATCTGGTCAAGTTCTTCCTGAACCTCATCATCAGTAAGACTTCTCCATTTTTTCATGTAAGCCTTACGAGACATTGTTTTAGATTCAACCTCAGCAAGGTCCATATTCCTTTCCTCAATTTCATCTTCAGGAAGCGGAGTATTTTGAACCACACTAATCTCATAAGCAATTGGCTGAATAACATCATCGGTGTATTTTTTAATACAATCAGGATAAACCATTGCACCTTGAATAATAATATCAACCATCTGTCTTAACTGAGGTCCCCACATTTTCATTTTCTCTTTGCAGCGTACAATCAACGGCCAATAAATTGCTTTAAGCGCTTTACCAGTTGTAATTGCACCTTGCATAGATTCCAATGTAATATTAGGCATATCAATCTGTTCGTAACCAACAGTTTTGATTCTATCCAAAGAAGTTTTCAATGCATCACTATAATTCATAGCGGGCTCCAAAATACCAACAGAAGGAGCGGGCTTGTCCAAGTTCTGGTCTGAACCAAGGTCCCACAAAGCACCAGCTGCAGTAGAGAGTTTCTTAGTAGAGTTTGCTTCCATGTCAACTACATACTTTGTGGGATTCATACTCTTTCGTTCAGCATCAATATCTGCATTGGATAATTTGGAATACCATTCCTCATAGTCTTGCAAAATTTCAATTTCAGATTCACCTGATTCTTCACCAGTTAAACCATCATTGATAAAGATGCTTGCAGGAATTACAGGCATCAAAGTTTCCTGATATTCAGTAATAACTTCAATTTCCCTACCTGCACCATCATACATTACTTCTTCAAGATAAACAACATCATCAATAAGCTCAAACTTCTTTTTAAAGATTCGTTTTTCACTCAACGTAATCGAATCTTTAATAATCATGAAACATACAAACTTGGTTAATATATTCGGATTACCAATCTTGGTTTCATAAATAAACTGAGTGCTCGGTAAAAATGTAACTGCAACACCATCATCTTCATTAAAGTTTACCAGACCAGCAACTCTTTTACCAATGAAACAATCTTTAGCAGCCTTAATAAGAGCTTCCTCAAATTTATTTGCATCAAGAACAGTCTTAACCAAGTCATTCATTACAGTCAACGCATTCTTTGCATCTTCCGTAACCTTACCTACATCTCCTTTAGATTCAACCGTAATATCAGGTGGCTCAGCGAACAAGAATCTTGCTTCCTTATTAATCAGCGAAGCTGCCATCTTATATTTTAGCTTAGCAGGAATATAGTCACCATTGGTTCCTTCAACTGCAAAACTCGCACCTTTCTTATATACCTTGTAATATTGACAGATTTGTGTGAGCTCATCTAAAGTATCTTTAGCAGCACCAGTAACTTCTGCATTTATCAAGGCATACGGAATACGGTTAAACGCTGACAAGACGCTGGTAGAATTTTCAGCCTTAATAACTTTAGCTTCTTCGCTTGCCATCTTCCATTACCTCCTTAAATTTTGGTTACAAACTTCTTATTCACAGCACCAGTAACGGGTCCTGTTTTAACAGTAGAAAATACCAGTCTATCACCAAAAATTTCTCTTACAAACATAGGCGTTTTGTATACCCAATCATCAAAACCAAAAGTTCCACCATAAACCTGGGCACTTGGCAAAACATAAATCCTATCACCTACTGCAAGTTCAACCTGATTTACAGCATTATTAATTTCCTGATTGCCTACGATTGTACCTTGTTTAGTTGTAATGAAACTATCATAGCCCAATGCGTCAAGAGCATCAACCATTTTAATTGCATTATAATAATTTTCAAAAGCACCAGTTTGAACTTTATACAAACCATCATCTGCATCCTTAACAATAAAGCAATTAATTTTAACAGACTCAAGGTCTTTTACAAAGTTAGCAGCACCAGAAAGATTTCTAAATGCACCGGTCTGAACTCTATAAATTGTTTTGCTTTCAGGTTTTACTTCAGGCTTAACTTCAGGTTTAGGCTGCTCTTTAGGAACGTATGCCTTTCCATTAGCTTTACAAACAGCTTTACAAATAGCTTCACCAATATCTTCAACGTGTTCAAAAATCCATTTAGCACCTTCTACAGTATCATGGAATTCAACCTCAAGATATGTAGCAACCGCATTTGTAGAATTAAGCTCTGCAAAACCAGTATTATATCCTAAAGCATAATCACTACCAGGAGAAATAATACCAACCTCATCAAGTACTGCTTTACCAAGCTTATTGTTCTCATAGGTGTCCTGATAAAGAATCACATAAGTACCACCGGTAACATTGTAATTAAATGCATTCGTATGAATCGGAATATGCCAATCTGCACCCCAACTATTTGATTCATTAATTGAAGTATACATATTCTGAGCTTTAGGAGCTCTCTTAACATCAAATCCATTTCGTTTCAAAGCAATCTCTGCAAATTCTGCAATTCTGTTACATTGCTCCATTTCATTTGTGCTACCATAAGAATATGTATTAGCATCCTGATTAGACGGACTCAAATAAATTCTCTGATATGTTGCCATAATTAAATTCCTCCTTTTAAATCATTTCATTTCATTTTTCTTGTAGTTAACATTACTAACACCAAGTACGACACCAAGAAATGTTACAATAGCTGTAATGGTACCTACAATCTGCTCACCGTAAGGAAAACCCCAAATACCAGCAAGAGCAAAATACAAAGTACCAATACCGGGCAATACAATAGTGGTTACCCATTTCAATACGTCATACACTTTATTATTCATCTTCATATTAGTTTCCTCCTTTACTATTAAAATCTTTTTCTTTAATATCTGCAACCGTCACACTATCAAGTGCATACCAAATAGCCGAGAAAGAGTGAGGGTCAATATTAAATTGGTCATAAATTACATTTCCTTTAGTATCTTTCTTATAAGTTAAATCCTTAAGCTCACGAATTACATTCTTGCATTTTGGACTAACCACAATCTTTTTAAATCTTTTTATTTTACGAGTATTGGACAATCTTGACCCTGCAAACTTGTTTCTGCATGCTCTTATTTGGAATCCATTCTGTCGATAATATGATATTGCTTTTGGGTCCTCATTATCTGCCACAATCATCTTGCCATAGCCTTGCTCATTCATAGATACGAGACGTTCCTTTAATCTTTGCATTTCAGGTTGATTTGCAAATACATCATCGGTAATTTTATTCATATAGATTTCATCCCATATATACAATATAGAATTCTTAAGGTCAACACTCATACTAATAACTGCGTTGTAAGATTCCTCAAAACCAAAGTCAAACCCAAAGTACTGATTCTCAGGACCAAGTTTTTCAATGGCAATTTTAAATTTATCAGGATATTTAGCAATCATAAATTGCGGAAGAACCCTTGTACCAGTAGCACCAAATCTTCCCCATCTTGCAACCATGTAGAGATAATAATCATAATTTTTAAGGTCATCAAGACGCTTCATATATTGCCAAGGCAACCAAGGATTATCATCTGGTGTAGAATGATGATAGTATGTACCATTTTTTACAATACACTTTTTATCATAGAATTTATTTTCATCCATGATAACCGTTTCTTCGCCTTCATCATCAAGTCTTACAAAGAAATGTCTATACACCCAATTCTCTCTACCGATAGGGTTACAGCTGAGAATGAAGTGCATGGACACATTAGGAGTACGGATACGACCAAGCAATTCTTTATAACCTTCATACTTGATTTCAGAACATTCTTCAAGCCAAACAATAGAAACACCGTTAATAGACTTTACCTTTTCAGGTTTATCCATACCTTTAAAGATTATATTACTTCCATTTGGAAATCTAAATCGTAAAGGTGATTTTAAAGCAAGCACTCTATTTTTCTTTGTTCTGAATTCTTTAGGGTCAGTAGTAAGAAGTCCCATATCATCAAGAATCTCACACAACAAATCATAACAAGAATCCTGAATAGTATCAAATACTTCTCTGATAACTAAGGCTTTACGCTTTTCCTCAAGTAGTTTTAAGATTATCTTATAACCAATTTGATATGACTTACCTGAACCATATCCACCAATTAGCAAATATCTTTCATAGTCCCAATTGAATAGGAAGTCCTCAAAGGCAGGAGCAACAGATTTAGTAATCTTCATAGATTAATCCTCCCAGTCTTCTTCCCAATCATCTGGCCAGTAATCTAAATCATCATCAGGCTCACTCTCAACTTTAGTAAGCACCTTTGAGTCAATTTCACTCTTAGCTTTTGCTTTAGCTTTTTCAGCCTCTACTCTTTCCTCTTCAGAAGACTTACGAATTTCAATAGAAGAATTGATTTCATCTTGCCATTCAGTATCTACAGAATCATCTACTTGAGTAGGAATCACATTATCTTTAGTTGCCCTTGTTACTATTACCTGAATAGATGTATCTTCATCCATATCATCCAGGATATTTGCTCTACTGTTCATATTCTTCCACTTCTTAGGAAGTCTGTTATACAACCAGCACTGAGCAGCTGATACATTAGGTGCTTGTTCCTTATCTGTTATTTCTTTAATTGTCTCAACCACTTTACCATGTCTAATAGTAGTAGTTACTTTTACTTCTTTTGTTTTATACCCTAATGCAGATTTAAGAAGTGCATTTTCTACTTTATAGTCAATGATTTCTCTACCTGCCTTAAGGGCTTTATCAATTTCAGGATAATCCTTTCGCCATTTTCTTAATGCACTATAACTAATACCGATTCTATTAGCAACATCTTCGAAAGTATATCCATCTCTTGTCCAACACTCCAACAACATCAGGTTATCTTCTTCCAACCAATCAGTTGCTTGGCATTGATTTTTCGTTGCTGATGCCATTGTAGCATTTTCCCCTTTCGTTAATTTCTCAATAAATAGGCAAAAGCCTGGAGTATTTCATCCAAGCTCTTGTTTTCCTAAACTCTTTTGTTCTTATTGAACATGTATTCCTTAACTGTCATGTTCTTATTTTGCTTTTAATTTACACCTCAAAAATTTGTATTACACCCATAATAAAATCAACCTGTTCATCGGTTAAGCTTTCAAAATCCTCTTCACCTGCTTGGCAGAAGAATACATCACCAACAATTAAGTCTCCATTCATCATAAAGTTTGGAGTAAGTCCTATAAGTTTTCCTTCCTCATTACATACACAAACAATGTTATCAAAACCTATACCAAAACATTCAATGTAACCATCAACAATTTCTTGCATTTCATGCAATTCACCGCTGATTTTTCTTACCTCGGGTTTACATCCTGCCTTTTTAACTACGATTGTCATTATCACTTTTCTCCTTTTCTTTTAATTCATTTTGTTTTTCTAAAGCATCTGCAATTCTTTCAAGAGCC